CGCGCAAATAAAATTATAGACCGCACCCGCCATACCGCAAGCAAGGCACGATGTTAGGGGCTGCGTAAACCACAACAAAAACAAATACTACAAAAACTAACCTTTTCATTATATCTCCTTTTCTTAAAGCCATATTATAGGCAAAAAACCGCCTTTTGGTTTTAGTGATATGCCAAGTCTGGCACCCGTTGGTGTCCAGCCTGCCGTGTCTGACGGGGAAGCTCCAGCGGCATCACCACAATAACAGCGCCTATTGTTTGCGCTTGCGGCTTGTCGCTGAGTAAGGCTAGACGCTGACGGGGCTGTGGCCGAAAAGTGCCCGCCAGCATAATACACCCTGTCGTCATCACCAGATGTCACAGTGATTGTGGTTGCTGAAGAGTTGGTTGTTGCGCTTCCTCTGAACGGGTCGCCTATATTGCAATCCTTGTATTGCGCAACCGTGACGCTATATTCTCCATACTGGTTGCTAACTGAAATACTCAGCGTATTTGTGCCCACGGATGGGCTCTTTAGATAATATACTTGCAGCGTACCCGCACTGCCCAGCAATGTCATTGCTGCGCCGTCGTAAGTTATTGCGGTGATAGATCCGCTGTTTGTGTACTTTGCGACAAAAAGAATGCTATTTTCTTGGTCTGAGACAGTAAAGTTATTGTTATACGTTACAAGGTTGCTTGCAAGGGTGTAACTAGCCCCAGTAACATAACTTGGTGCAGTTGCCATTACGTTCTCCTAAGCTGGCTCAAATTGCAGCATAATATTTGCGCCCTTTGCGCCAGTGCCTGCTACATCACAGTCTATTCGTAGTTGATCCCCTGCGCTAACGTCATCATTTGCGGTATTGATTACCGCAGCGGTTGCGGCTGTCTCGCTTGTCTTTTCGTTTGCATCTATGGTTAATTTTGTAGAAAGCATATCAACGGCGGCAGTCACGTTACGTATCTGAAATGTTGGAATGCCTGACGTGCTGGCCGTGTCCAATGACGCACTGACGCCTGTCAGTATCCATCCATCCATGTGGGTTGGAATGGTAAAGTTGATTCCACCAATGCCATTCTGAACAGAAAGGGTGGTGTCATTGTTTGTTACTGGTATCTCCGCTATTTTTGGCACTGCCGTGTCGTACAGATAGTTTGCATTATCTCGCAAATACGTATTGAGGTCAGACGCAGGCACCAACTCGCCAGTAGTCCACGTTTTAGGGGTTGTCCAAGCCATTATTTCTTATCCTTTGCCGCTTTTTTATTGTTCTTTTGCGGCTTGTGCCAAGGTTGCTTTTTGTTTTCTGCATCTAACTCTTCTATTGGCTCGAAATCCCAATTTCTTGGGCTGTGCAAAGCGCCATTCATGTAAACCTTTTCCGGGCGCTCACTCATGATCTTTTCTATCTTCTCTTTTTCTTCTGGGAAGACTGGAATATACAGACGGTCAGCGCATTTGCTCTCGATTGTAGCAATTGCCTGATCTACATCAACACCGTGTAGTGGGTGATAAATTTTGCCATTCCCGTTTGTGATGGCAAAAACAATCTCTTTCAGCATTTTGAAGTCGCCAATATCATTACAGTCTTGATTGCCGCACAAAACAGGCATACCAGGGTAGGCGCGTTCTGCCCCGTTGCAGCACGGCATGTCTACAATCCAGCGGTCAGCATTTAATCTTGTTTTGATTTCCATAGCTAAAATCCTAAATAAGTTGTCTCGCCTATTTCGCTAAGACCTTCGATCCCCAAAAACCAGAACTCACCGCCTGTCGCTGGAGCTAATGCCCACGTAACAGTTAGAACGCCGTTAAAATAGCGATACTCAACACCATTTACAAAATACTCGTCATTGGTTGCCGTAAGGCTTTCGATAATGGCAACCCTGTCGCCAACATCTACATTGAGAGCATATCCCATTAGGGTCTCGTTGTAATTTGCAACAAAGACAACCTGCTCGATTTTGTTTTTTGGCGCTCCATACACGTCTTGAAGGTGGTCTCCAAAGTCCTTGCCCTTGTTCGGATCATCCTGATATGGCATATCGTATGTCAGCACATAATCGCCATAAATTGCTTGCGCTGTTTCGTCTTCAATAAGGTATTCAACAGGGTCATACATAAAAAGGCCGTCACCGCGCAACTGGAACAAGTTGATATACATCGTGCTTGACCCATCGTTAGTTAGCTCAACTTTTGCGGTATTCGCGCCAAAAGTCACGGTGATGCCCAAGTCTCCATTCATGTCATTGCCCGATCCGCTTGTTGAGCTGGCCTTGTAGTCTGTGTCCGCAACAGGCGTAACGTGGTTTTCAGTCCCGGTTAACCTGCGGCCTGAACCGCTTGGGTCTGTATACCGTGCGACAAATTCCATCGTGCCGCCTGGCGTGATTTCTAATTCTCGCTGCGCTGTATAAAGCGTAATGCCGTCATCAACTTCTACTGGGTAAGTCACGGTCTTTATAGTAGTTTTCACATCTTTAGACGCACGCTTAACCCTGAGGTTGGTCATGGTGTCATTTAGAGTTGCGGATACTGTTGTATTTGACACTCTGCCGTGTCTGGACTGATAAACAAGCGTGTCATCACCATCCACAAAGATAGTTGAGAGTGACGATTGAGCCAGTTTTTGCATTACAGTTCTACCGCTTGTACTCTCGTCTCTTTCTGTATGCAGTGACCGCTCGTATGTGTCTGGGTCTGTGTCAAAATCCGTACTGGTTGGCACAATCGGTAACGCGTCTTTGAGCGTGGTAAGAACCTGATCTGGGCGCTTGTTCGCCTGTACAGCAAGCGTTTTGAGCTTGTAGTTAGACGGTATTATCATCCAGTCACTAACTGTAACGCTTGTCCTGCGATCCTTGTATATACCAAACTGAGGGTCTATTTCTGTCGCTAAACCAACCAACTTTGTTTTTGTTGTTGCACCTGACGCAAACTTTATTCTAACCTTTAAACCAATCTCAAACCCTGATCTCACATTAGCGTGACCCGGTGAGTAGTAACCAAGTTTTGCGCCGCTGTTTGTTGCAGAGTTGTTTAGTAGCAACCGCATATCACCAATGCCAGCGACGCGATCTGTCGGGCTATTCCCAAAAATGCCGCGCCGAACAATCAGCGGCGAAACATCCAGAACGTCCGCGCTAATATCTGTCCAGTCTACACCATTTAGCTTTGCCTCGACCGTGCGAGTTACGCTTGTCATTAGATAGACCCGGCCATTGCTTCCTGTACTGCTTCAGACATGGCGTTTTTGATGTCTGAGCGACTTGGGGAGCGTTCTGTGTTGGCGACGATTTGATCCAGTCGTGAAATCATGTCTCTATTACTGCGCTGTACCTCGATGGTCTGTTTCAATATCGCAGAACTTGTTTTGGTTGACGCGAGTAAAGCCTGTGCGCTTATAGAGCTTGTTTGCTCTGCCAGCCCAGACACAGAAGACACCAAGCCAGCGACAACCGTTTCTGTACTATTCGCCACCGATTCAGCCGCCGCGCTTGTTTCTGCGCTGCTTGACCCTGACGAAGACCTACTTGTAAGAACAGGTAGCGGAGGTGGAGTTGTGTCACCCGCAGGAGGAGGCGCAACTACACCCGTTCCATAATCGCCTTCGCTTTCCAAAATGCCGCCAATATATCGCGTTGGCACATTGCCAAGCAAGCCGCTTTTCATGATTGCTTCTGATTCTTTGTTGCTGTAGACATACCCTCGTGGACTTACTAATTCTGCATACGGCGTCCAGCCACCACCAGGCGAGTCTCCTACAAGCGTCCAACCGCGAGAGTTTAGAGCACCACCAGAGTAATTATTCGTCAAAAAGCCTTCCAGATCACTCCCCTTCATCTTTGTGCCTTCAAAGCCGCCGCCCGCAAGCAGCCCGGAACCGCCGTACCCCTGATAGTGCATCCTTATCCAAGCGTCGGCTGTCATGCCATCCAGTCTGGTAATGTTTTTGATAAGTTGGTCAACCATCATATTGTATTGATGGGTTGTGATTACGCCCTCTTCTTTTTGGTCGCGCAGCTTTTCAAGAGCCTGAATACCAACGATAGAACCTTCGTCAATAAGCCCCATTGTCCGCATGAACTCTAGCTGAGCTTCTTCGTCAGCGCCTGCGCGTTTCATCGCGGCTAGTTCCCACTCTGCCACAAATCGAGCGTTCTTTTTCTGCAAGCTCTCCAGACTTTCTTCAAGCTCGCGCACCTCGTCTGAGTTGTCGCCGTATACAGACCGCGCCTCTTCAAGCTGCTTATTAAGTTTCGCCTGCTCCTCTGTTGTTCTGGCGATATGGTCTGTCCATCTCTGACCGCTCTCTACAAGTGTGCCTGTATAGTTGGCTTGCTCGATAAGTGCGTTTGTTGCTGTCGCTGCACTGGCTGCATAATTAAGCATAGCCCTGTCTGAGCTTTCAACCGTGCTTAGTACACCTTGCATTTGCTCAACATTGCCCGCTATTACGCGCTTCCCAACGAAATCCCAAACGCTGCCGCTTTCAGAAACAGTCTTCAGCAAGTCCGCGCCCATGTCTGCAAAGCGACTTAGAACGGGAGCAGAGAGCTTTCCTGCTTCAAACTTCAGATTAGAAAGCTCGCTCTCGATAGACCCTATTTGCTCTCTATATTCTTTTACTATGGCTACATCTTGGCTTGTAAATAGTTCAGGAGTGTTCTCAACTGCATCTGCGTATTCATCAACAGCTTCCTTTGTAGCGTAAAGAGCAACGCTTGCAGCCGTTGCGCCTGCGCTGAACACAGACATAGCCTTCCCGAAAACCTCAAACGTGTTGTTTGCATTTGAGGTTTTCTTTGCGGTTGTAGAAATTTCATTGTTTAGCCCACTGGCGGCAGTTTTTAGCTCGCCAGCGTCTTTTTTAACGCTGTCAAATCTCTTTAGAAGGTCATCTGCAGAATTGGCGCTGCCGTCGAAGGCTTTGTTTATTTCTCTTCCTGTATCACGCGCCGCATCCCCTGTATCTGCCAACGACCTTTTAGTCTCTTTTAGAGACTTGTCAATTTTGCTTGTATCTGCTCCAATTGTTGCATAAAGCGAGGCTATTCTTTGACTCATTTTTGTACCAGTAGGCTGTTTTTAGATTTTGCCCGCGCGTCCTCTATCTGAAGGTAGTCATGCAGATCGCTCATACTCAGCGCGTCTACATATTCCAGCGTCCAGCCCGTTTTTTCCACGAGCCACCAGCGCCAATATTCTGTTGGCAGGTTGCCGGAACCAACCAGACCTAAGTAGACGCGCCTTGAGAGTTTGGGTCATCAAGAGGGCGGTTGGACAAGGTAATTATTGTGTCCATTATCAGACGGAAATCATCCCGCAATAAATCAGGGATGGCTTCCTCTTTAAGCCCGGTCAATCTGGCGATCACTGCGTCAGTGTCTTTGTCTGGTGTCTGTGGCTTCCAAAACTCGCGCCACTCCTTGATCTTCAGCGTTGACACGTCAACAGTGACTTTTTCGCCAGTTGACAGGGTAATGTCTTTAGTTGCTCCCATTTATAAAACCTTTCTAGTAGGTCGTGCGGGAATATGTACCGTTTCCTGTGAAGTCAACAGAGAACTCGACTACATCAGAATAGGGGATGCTTACGTTTGCGCCGCCGGCGAAGGCACCGACGACATATTTACGATAACCAGCGGTAGTGCCACGAGGCCCAAAATTGATAGTTCCCTCAGTTCCTTCAGCAAGAGCATCTTCAAGCGCCGTGCCTGCAGCCTGCATTAGACCGGAGAACGAAACGCTTGCATCTGCGATTGTTGCGATACGCTTTCTGCGTGCATCAGAGCCAGCGGTTGCGTCTGCGTAGTCAATGCTCGGCGAGAGTGTTACTGTCCTAAAGTCGCCGTGCAAGGTTACGGTGCCACCAGAGTACACCCACTCAAAGTACATATCCTTTCCTGTAAATTCAGACATTTTTATAACTCCTATTGTTGAGACAGGCGAACTCTATAAAATCCACCTGACATAAATACCTTGTCGCCGCTATCCATCGTGTCTTGCGTCTCAAGGTCAGTTTCACGAGCCAGCCAAAAATTAGACCAGCCCGATACGCTCAAAGAACCATCGTGTAAAAGCGCGTCTACCTGAGCATCAATTGACCCGGCAAGTGCTGCATTAGCGGCATATCCACGCGCATAGATGATATTGTTTTTCATGCGGCCAGGCGTCATGTTTTCGTCGCCGCCGCCTGCGTAACTCCAAATCACATACGGCAAATTGGTGTGATCCGGCGCTTGCTGGTAATAAATCGCCGTGCCACCCAAGAGGGTGGTTAGCGCAGTCCCGCCAGCCAGCTTGTTATATAAAGCCGTGTTAAGCGCATTGAAAACGCTCATCTAAACAAGTCCTTCCAGCCATCAACGAATGCACGAAAGTTTTTTTCTAGTGCTGGCAACATAAACGGTTGCGCTCTCATTTTGTAAGTGCCTAGCTCTTGATAAATGCCGTAATCAACGCCGTCCTGAATCCACCACAAGAACTTTGACTTCTTTATTGCCTCGATACTGTTTCTCAAAAAACCATATCTCACAGGCGCGAAAATCTTTGCGTCTGCTTCAACATCAAACGCGGTTTCAGCAATATGTGCTTCAGCCTTTGGCTCTAATTCCGCAATCATGTTATCGAGAACCGTCGTGTCAAGACGAATGCCGCCTACTTTTTTCATACAGCCACCTCTAAAGATACGCGCTTTGTCGCTTCCCAAGATTGACCAGTGCTAACGGCCTGCACATTGAATGCTTGAGAGCCGACTACAACCCTGTTGGCTGTTGTGATAACCGTCGCCTGCGGAAGTGTCAATTTCCACGTGGAGAACTCGCGCACTGCACCACCTGCAACAGCCTCTTTGTTGTCAATTCTCAGTTTGCTATCAAGACGACAAGCAACAGACCCTAGACCATCAACAGTAGCCCATGTCTCAACGTTGCCGCCCTGACCGTCAGAAACAAGCGTTCGCTCTTGTATCGTGCATGTGTCAGGAAGCAGGGCGCTTTCAATGTCTGTTCTGATCTGTGCGATCTCGGTTGCTATGCTCATGCCATATCATCCCGTTCCAAGTCCACAAACGATACTTTTGCAAAGCTCTCGTAGTGGTTCGCCATGCCCATACAGTGCTTCATCATTTGCGATCTGCTCAAACTGTGACCGTCGGTTTTTACATCGTAGGCTTTAGCCGCGTTACCTGCTTTAGAGCGCCAAATATCAGCAGCAGAGGCGTTCAGGTCGTAGGAGCGCGCAGACAAGTACCAGGCTGTACCGCCCTGATCTGCCGAAAATGTAATGATGCCAAGTGCGTAATCTACGCTGTAATTTGCAGTACCAGCGGCTTCTCCTGTAGCCAATTCAAGGTTGAAAACAGCCGTGCCGCTTTCGATGTTATTGAACTGACTACGGTATTCCTTGTACTGAATAGTGCCGCCATCTGCGTGGCTGGCAACAGGAACTAGCTGCTCTCGCTTAAAGTCAATTCTGTGACGATCAAGAACGCGCTGAACCTCATTGTCAGACCAATAGGTTATTGTTCCGGCTGTATAGTCGGCAGTTCCAGCGTCTGTCATGCCGCGCAAGGTTGCGATATTGTCTGCCATTCCTGTTCTAGCCATAATTTATATCCTTCTTACGCCTGTACCGTTCTGTGTGTACTCAGCGTCATGCGTAACAGTAGAAAATACATTCATCTTGATACTAATGCCAGCTTTCTTTAGTCTCTCCGAGAAGTCCACGTCTTCAAGTTCGTAAAATCCGCGCTGATCGTCCCATTGAACGATGTCAAAAACTTCTTTCTTCATAATAACAAGGCCGCCAGTCAGTGATATTAACTCGCTACTTGTGTTGTACGGGATGAGAGCGTTCATGCCGTCAATATGTATCTTCCAGTCCCAAAAACGAGTACCATCAGGGTTAAGAATCCTGCAAGACAACACCTCGTAGTCTTCGCCGTATAGGTCAAGACCTGTTTTGAAATCGTCATGAAAAACAAGATCGTCATCACAAACTACAAGGACATCGCCAATTGATGCCATACACGCCGCGTTTCTCATGGCTCCGAGGTTTCCGCTTTCCGCATACTCTTTTGCATTCACGTATGTGTCAGCAGTAAAGCCTTCTGTTACACCTGCGATCACGATTTCATAGCCGTTGCTGATAAAAAGATTATCAATGCTTTCTATCATGCGCTGCGTTTTGGCGGGTTCTTTCCCGTCGGTGATAATGCAGAAACTAATCATGTCTTCCAAAAACCAGCATTGAGCCAGCCTGATCTACTCTGTACCAGGTGTAGTCTTCCAGTTCATCAATAAATCGAAGAACACCCTCGTGCAATTCGTCGTAATCATGTACGAAAATGTAGCTCTCTGCAATCTCTCGCGCTACAAACCAATCAGCCCGTATTGCCTCATAACTGTGGTCTCCGTCAATCAGGAGCGTACTACACGGCTCATGTCCTCTGAGGTACTCTGTAGAATACCCCTTCACAGACTGGACGGGACACCCTGAAAGCCGCTCGATGTTCAGGTTGACAATCTCATGACTCGGAGCAATCCCGACCACGGGGTCTTGTGACAACCACCAGCCGCTGTTCATTGGGTCAACCGTGACAACTTTGCCTCCCGGCTTTGCTTGTGATGCCAGAATTGCGGAGCCACCCCAAAGCGTGCCGATCTCGATATGTAACCCATCGTCAAGATATTTAGCCATGACCTCAGCTTCTGCTTTGGTGATGCCAACGCGCCCTATAATTGAGTTGACCGTTCTTTCATAGTTCATCTTGGCATGTTATCCTGTGTCATTCTGCGCCACCAGCTGCCGCCGTATTTAGCAGACAAAATCTTTTTCATATTGTCACCTGCTTTTTGCTGTCTCTCTGCGGCACTCATGTTCATGCGATCCATACTGTAGCCTATGTCTGTCACCTTTTTGACTTTTGCGTCTTCGCATACATAAACACCCTTGTTGTTACAGCGCGCCAAAAAGCAGGTTTCAAGATCAATTCCCCAGGCGTAGACAAGCGCAGGGTCAAAGCGCCCGATACTGTTGAACCATTCTGCGCGGTACAAGCTGGCGATATTGTCTATCATCCATGTCCTGCGACAGCCACTTTCGCCGTTCGCGATGAGATGCTTCCAGCTTGTCGTGCTGTCTTTTGTCAACGCCGGGTGAATGCCGATTGCATTTTCATCTTCAATCAGTTTTTCAAGCATCGGAGAGAGGGGATCACCTCCAACAAACTCAGCGGACGTTATCAGGAACCAGTAGGCGAAATATTCCTCGCCTTTGGCGTGTCTTAGCGCGTCAACGTATTGCAACCCTGCAAGCCAGCCGTTCGTTGTCTGGACGTTCTCGGCAAGCGCAACGCTTGTGTAGCGACTTTTCTCTGCAATATCACTGCCATTGTCAACTACGATAATATCAAGTTCAGTCTTGACGTTATCCAGCATATACTCTACAAGCGCATTTGTGCGCTCCGGCATGTTGTAGTTGACAATGATTGCGGCGACACGGTTAGTCATTTGTTGCCTCTAACGAAACTTCGACTTTTATGGCACTTTCTGGAATAGAGACTTCAAGCAATTCTTTCATGCCGTATCTTTCGACAAAAACCATTACAACACTGTCCCAAGAAGCGTCAATCACTACTCTGCGCACGTCTGCCGGATTCTCTCCGACCGACTCGCAGACTTTCTTTATAAAATCATCGCCAACTAAAAGCCTGTCAGACATGTTATTTCTCGCTTTCTTTCTTTACCCTTGCTGGTTTTGCGTTCTTGCCTTTTTCAAACTCCGCAAGCCTCTTCCTGAGTAAAAGGATTTCATTCTTTGCGGCATGTTCACGGGGCGAAAGACTTACCTTGCCTCCGAGCAGTTCATCAATATATTTATTGTGCATCATACACCTTCTTTAAAAACGGTTTCCAGTATTTCTCTGTCACCCTATCAGCGTCATAAGCAAGCGCACCTTTACGCGCTGCTTTTCGATACGCCTTGTTACCTTTCATTTGGTAGGCGCTTTCAAGAGCTTCCAGCGCGGCATCTTCGTGTACCATGTACTGATAGGCGTTGAGTGGCGTCCACCATCGTGAAGCACCGCTCTTGGGTATCCTCCAACCGCTAAAGCATAGCTCGCCGCTTGCTGTCCAGTCGCCAACAATTACGGGAGTTCCGCAAGCCTGCGCTTCTACGGTTGGAATACCAAAACCCTCACCCATGCTCGCCAACATGTGGACATCCATCATTGAGTAAATCTGCGCCATAAGTTTTGGGGTGTAGGCGTTGACAATCAGATTATACGGGTCAGCAAATCGAATATCTCTATCAACGACAAGCCCAACGCTTTCAGCATATGCGGTCAAGTCCATTGTGTGCGGTTCGCCGTGTACGCCAGAATGTGCATGAATGTACAGAATTGCATCGTTATGTTTTTCGCGCAACTTTGCAAATGCCGCGATTTGGGGAGCAAAAGCCTTGCGGCTTGGAACACCCTTGTTAGCTGCGACCATGCCGACTACAAAGGCGTCACGCGGGATTTTCATAACATCTCGGATTTCGTCGCCATCGGACGGCTTGAAAGTGTTTGTGTCTACGCCGTGCGGGATATAATCGCAATCCAGACCAGCATCGTTTGTCATTTTCTCACCAAAGCGAGAGAATACAATGCGCTTATGGGCGTGCATGACCGCATCTCTTACGCCAGGAGGTAGCGGGTCACTGTCCACAGGGTACCATGGCATCCACTTTACGCCCTCAAACTCTCTCGGCTTGCAGACCCAAGCATCCATGAGTGAAATGAAGTGATCTGCTCCAAAATGCTTTGTGTTCGCCCTGATAATATCGTTTCCGTATGTTTCAAAGCCGGGCGGGTAAATAGGTATTTGCCCAGCATCCAAACGAGATCCGCCAAGCCCATAGAACGCGGTAATCGCCACGTCGTAGCCAAGGCTTGCAATACGTGGCGTAAACAGGGCTGTTTGGTTTCCGTAGCCAGTTGGTGCCCAAGGCGCGTTACTGAGCCACATTAATTTGTCAAGGTTCTGGTCTGTCATAGCTTTTCCCTTTCGCTAATCTCCCAACGGCGCGGGGCAGGGGCGGGAGATTTCCCTTTTCGGCTCGCGTGGCCTATCCCCGCGCATAAGTCTAATTGCCCAACTGTGCCCAAATAACGATCTGGGAGTTGGTGGGGTTCGCGGCTGCCAACTCTTGATAGTCAACAACCAACCACTCACCAGCATCCAAGAAAGTGTAGTCACTATCAAGGGTGAAGGCTTGCGGGGTGCTGGCAGTCCACTGAGTAGCGCTGCCGATAACGTCTGAGATAGTGCCGTTCACGGCAGGGGTTGCCGCGCTCGAATACTTCAGAAGCTGATAGGTGAACGTAGTACCAGCGCCCGCAAGGGTCGCGCCGTTCACGGCGTCAGCGGCAAGCAAACGAACACCGCCGCCTAAGCCATCAGTGGGAGCCTGAAACACAAACAATTGTTTATTGTCTGCGCCGGGGTCAGGAACTTGTACAGTAATCGGAAAGAAATTCATCTTGTCTACTCCTTAGCTCGTGGGGGCAGCAGCGTCAAAGATCATCTGGACGCCGCGTGCAGGTCGCCAAATACCATGAGCATAAACAGCGGACATAGTGAATTGCGTACCGCGTCGGCTGGCTTTGCGTTCGCCCTCAACACGGATCATGCGCCGCCAATCAACAGCAAGTGCCTCGCGCGGGAATACGCCGCCAGTAAAGTCATCAGCAGAATCAGGTGTTGCGAACACTTGATAAATTGGGACACCCATAAAGGTGAAAGCCTGCGTCATGCCCTGACGAGTAACCTGATCGGTTACGCCGGGAGCCTGCGCCATGCTTGTTGCGCCTGCGATAGATGCGGTTTTAGCCAAAACAGCCGCCTGGTAGCCGTGAATGACGGCAGAGAGCGGTTTTTGTGCTGATTTGTTAGCGTTGCGAGCCTGCGCGATAGCTGCGGACAAATAGCCCCAAGTGATTGTAGTACCAGCCGCGCCAATGGTGCCGCCAGTTAACGAAGAGAAGTTGCCAACGAGGTCAGATTCAACTTTTGCCAAAGCTGCAAAACCAAGCTCGCGGGAAACATCAGTAATGATATTTTCAGGTGCCTCGCTGTCTCGGCGAAGGTCTGACACGAACGCGCCCTCAGCGATTTCGCCGGGGGTAAGCGTCTGATCTGCGGAAGGTGTGAACAGGCTCGGTACGACGTCATCCGCGTCAGTAACGTCCTTTGCCGTCATGCTGTTGTAGGCGTAGCCAACTCGCGGGTTTGCACCGCCTGCGTCGTTGAAAACCGTGATAAGGTTTTGCATTAGACCAGACTCTCGCACCACGAAGATAGCGTCGTCTTGAATATTTTGTGCGATACTTGAAATATCGCCCCATACATTTAATGCCATGTTGTCATCCTCTAACCGCCTTTGCGGTTTCTAATAATGTGGACTAGATGCCAAGTCTGCGCCGCCTTTCCTCGTCGGTCTCTTTGCCGCCTTCTGTTTCTTTGCCGCTGGGTGGAACTTTCGTCACTTTCTTTGGCTCTGGCATGGCGTCCAAGAGTTTTTTAGCATCCGCTTCCATGTCTTCTGGCGTCTCGCCCTGTACCCTGTCAGCAAATACACTTGGTAAACCGATCTTCTCTGCAGCTTCTCTTTGCATCTGTTTTCTAGCCAACTCTGCGTTCTTCGCTTCAAGCTCTGCAAGTTTTGTGTTTGCTTTCTCAAGCTCCGACATCTCGGCTTCCTTGCGCTCTTGCTCGGCCTTTTCAAGGTCGGCTAGTTTTTTGGCGTCTTTCTTCGCTTGCTTTTCAATTTCGCGCAAGTTCTTGATCGTCGCCATTGCCCTGTCTTTGTCAAACTCTTCTTGAGTCTCTTCTTCGGGCTTCACTTCTTCCGGCTTCTCAGTCGGTTCTTCTTCGGGCGTCTCGCCCTTGATTTCTTCAGACATCTCGCCTTTTCCTTTCGTAGATAAAATAAAACGCCGCTCTCCTGCGACATTCCCGTCTAGGGACTATCACAAAATAGCGGCGTTTCGTTTGAACTGCCTTTTTTATTGTGCCTAATTATAGCACAAATTATTCGCTTTTTGCACGCCTTCGCAAGTTTCGTAAGTCTGCCGTTGTCTCTCTCATGCCCAACTTGCCACGTTCTATGGCATCAACGAAAAGCAACAAGGCTTGACGAACAAGCATCCAGAAATCTTTGTCACTCACTTATCAAATCCTTTAGGGGCGTCTCTGTAAGCATCTGCCCATAAACGCCAT